GTTATAGACGAGGATGGCTCAAATTTTTAGAAACTGGCAAGATACCTACGTTTTTGGAGGTTTTTTCAAAGAACGAAGTTTATTACGTCAATGACAGAGAAGAGGTTCGTCCCAGATGCATATTTAGCCCGTCTGATGAAATGAAAGCAGTAGGTGCCTACTTTGCTCGGATAATGATTAAGATTATAAAGAAAGTAGAACCATCCTTTGTGTCTGGTTATTCGCTGAAAGATCTCTCGAAAAAAATAACAAACAATTTGCTCAAAGCTGGCATCAACTTATTGGATGATAAATTTTATTCTTATGACGGAAGTTCTCATGACAGCCATCAACACCCCGAACTGATAGACATCGTTGACAATACATTTTTGGATGTTTTTGGAGAAGAAGTTTTAATGATCAGTGATATACCTGTACAGCACTGGAACAATGTGATTAACACCTTGAAAAAATTGAGAATTATGGCAGGTTCAAAAGATGATCAAGAACTTTTTGAAATGTTCGGAACTGTTTACTCTGGCCATCCAACACGAACTACTCTTTTCAATACATTGAGAACCATTCTATACAATAAATGCATTGCTTACTATAGCAATGTGCGATTAATCAACTTCTCCTCTGGAGATGATGTTTTTGGTTGGGTATCCAATCCTAAAGCTTTTACGACAGTCTTTGACAGATTTATGTCAACCGAATCAGCAGGAACTTGGGGCATAGGACAATTGGCCAAAGAATTCAAATTTGGTGAAATAGGTGACCACACTTTCCTATCAAAAGCTTTAATAACGGACGGAGAAGTGGTGGAGGTCTACAGACTACCTAATAAAGTAGCCAATAGTGGTATAGCATCTGAAGTAGTACCCAATCTGATACCCGTGGGGCAATACTGTCACATGCAAAAACGACAACTTGAAGAATTGCCAGATGCTCTTTCATTTTATAAAACCCGATTCAATAAATATGCAGATCCAATCTTGACGAAACGATTTGAACACAAATTGTTGTTTGACTGGAATTACAAACTATATCTTGAAAAGATGTCTTATCAAACTGAACATATTTTTGAATACAAATACGGTGTTCAGATTAGTCAACTTAACGAAGAAAGGCCTTTGATGTTGGGAGGATTGTACGAAAATATAAACAAAATGAATGAACAACAATCTAAATCAAAGGCTAACAAACGCAGAAGAAACAATCGAAAGAAGGGGCAAGGAGTTAATAATCGTGTTACTGGCTCTGCTTCTAAATTGCATAGTGACATTGTTAGAGATGCGAAAATTGTCTCAAGAATGTCCAAGAATCTAAAGCAGATAGAATCAATACAGAATCCTCGAAAAGTCAATCTAGGTGATCCCAAATTTTATCGGCACATGAGAAGGAATAAAAACCATCCAGTTTTCAATGCGGCTAGAGCTCTAAATCCGACTGAATCCAAATATGCTTTAACTCTGGCTCATCCCTGGAAATTTACTGGACAGAAAATACCTTCTATGGCTCCTATTCCTTCTAGTGTCACTAGGGTCAAACAAACTATCTTCGTGACTCCTAATGGATCAGGATTAGCGAAAGTAGCACTAATCCCATGGAATCCTAATAACGTTCTGTACGTTTGGAACGGAAGTGTTTTCACGGAAGGCAGTACAGCAGGTCCTGATAGCAGTTTTGGTACGCCTCCAATTAGTCAAACTAACGCTATAGCGGTCAGGGTTGTCTCTGCTGGTTTAAGAATCTACAATGCAACTAACTCGTTAAATGCATCAGGAATCGTTACTTTGACGGCCATACCAACTAGCACTGGAACTTTGAGCTTTGATTCAATAAGAGACTATCCAGATACTAGAACCATCACAGGAGAGAAAGCAAAATTGCTTTATACACCAGTCGACAATTCCCTCTTAGAGTTCAAGGCTACTCCCGTTAACATACCAGCTCAGGCTTTGTCCCTCATAGCATGTATATCAGGTTCGAGCGCTTCTCAACAGTATGCTGTTGAATTTATAGTTAACTATGAATTCATCCCGGCTACCGGTTATACAGACTTGCTCGCTCCCTCGAAGGCAGGCGCTGGTAAACCAGAAGCATCGACGGGATTTTTGTCGAAAGTTGAAGAATTCGGTTCCAGCATTGGACACAATTTGGAGCATAGTTTCGAAGGTGCAATTTCAATACTTTCAGCAATAGGAAACTTAGTCGAAACTTTGTAAATCTTTTCACGGACTCTTTTTAGCGCATGTTGAAGAAAAATCTTCCCCATGTTAGGTGAATTGACGTTTTTCTGTCCTATATCAAAGAAAATCGTCTCAGTCCTACGAATAGTCAACGATCAAATTCCCGATCGGCTGAATGAGAAAAATCTCCATTCAGTGACTGGCA